TTGTTCATTACGTACATAGTAACTTCAAAGCCAAAACGCATTTCAGTAGCAGCTGGTTTAGTCCACATAGTAATTCTCCTAGTTTAAAAAGTGTACTGGATGTACACCATGAGTATAGTTATACGCTTAAAAATAAACTATTCTATACAGAAAATCATTAAAAAAGGGGCCGAAGCCCCTTTTCATTACCAAGCCTAATTAAGCGCCTGGAGAACCGTACATACCTAGTGGGTCTGAGAAACCAAAGCTGTAACGTTCACGAGCTTTGTAACGTACGTTACCTGTGTCGAAGTCACCATCCATAGAATTTTGCAATGGTGTACGAACAAAGTGTTTCATACCGTTAGGAACATCAGTAGTCAAGAACCAAGCGTTGTTGTCTGTCAAGAAGTGGTTAATTGTGTAACCTTCTGGAATAGAACCGTTGTTTTCTAGAGCGTTGATGTCGTTATCAGTTGTACCTACGCGAAGCTTAGTTTCCAACAAACGTGTTGCAACGAATTGCAATGCTGGTGGAACGATAAGTTTCTTAGGTTTAGCTGCAATCAATAGGTCACGTTCATCAGTCCAAGCTGCGATTTGAATCACTGCATTTTCCAATGAAGTTTCGTTCAAGTCAGCTGCAACTGCAGGACGGTTACTATTTGTGCCACCACTAACAAGAGTGTGGTTTGTAGCAAACAATGATACGCCGTCGCCACCTGGGAAAGCGCTGTTGAAACCATTGTTCAATACTGCAGCAGCTTTAACTTGTTTAGTGTAAGCCATAGCACGAGCCAATGCTTTAGTATAACGAGCAGACAATGAGTCATACAAGTTATCTTCAATAGCTTCTTCAGTTAAGCTGAAGCCATAAGCAATAGTTTCGTGGTTGTATCGAGCAGTCCATGCTTCTTGTGCATTGTCATAAGCGATGGCAGAACCTTCGTTTTTAACAGGTGCAGCTGAGAAGCCAGACAATTTTGTTTCTTCTTCGAAAGAACGTTCTGAAGTCTCTGTTTCGTAGATTTCTTGGTGTTCTTCACCGTAACGAGCATACTCTAGACCGAACAATGCGTTCAAGCCAGGGAGCAACTCTTTCAGTAATTGTGCGCGTGAAATAGCCATATTATATTACTCCTTATGCTGCGTAGTAGTTATGAATACCGAAGTTAATCTTTACAAGAACTTCTGGGTATGATGTAAACACAATTGTTGAGCTTGATGGGATTGCTGTAATAGAACCAGGAACCGCAACAGCTTTGTCAATTGTAATAGATGTTGTGCCAGCAGCGTAACCTGTTGAGTTAGCAACAAATGCGCCAGTTTGAATCAACTGACCATTTGAATCAAGGTAAGCTACGTCAGCACCTTGTGGGATAGCTGAAGGCAAGCCAGCACCAGTTAGTGTAATAGTTGTAGATGATGATGAACCAACAGCTGCAACTTCAGTAGCGGTATCAGGAACCAAACTTAAAATACGGAATGGTAAGCCTGTTGATGGTGTTGCTGTAGGGGCTACTAAACCGTTTGCTGAATTACCAGAAGTGGTACTTCCTGCTAAGTTAGAACCTGCTACGTTTAAACCAACAATAGCTGTTGAAGCTGAAGCAATAACTGTAGAGCCACTTGAATTGACCATAACAGCTTTAATAACTAAATCAGGGTCATCAGCAACAATAGCTGTAATGTCGCCAGCTGCTACGTTAGCTGGGTAGTATTGTGAAAACAAACGTTGTTTAGTTGTTGGGCTAGTGTAGTAGCATCCCAAAAATACACCAATAGTTTGTTTACCTGATGTGCTGCTTGTAATAGCAGCACGAGTAACTGTACCGTTGGTTATTGTTACAAAATCGCCGTAATAAATTGCTGTTGCATAGTTATACTGAATTGCGTACTCGCGTGTTGAGCCAGCATAAACTTGACCACCAATAAGATTTACGGGCTTAAAGCCATAAGGCGCTGATACTGTAGGATAAGCCATAAAAATACTCCTTAATTAAATTAATTACCTTTGCCAAAGCTAGTTGTAGACTTACGCTCAGAGAACATAGGCATACGGGCATCGCTTTGACGCATAATGTTATTGTCTACAGACTCGGTTTGAGATTTTGATAGAGTGTCGAAATGTGCATTCCGTTGTTCTACAAATTCTTTTGGAGTCTTACAAAGTAATAACCCACCAACTTCGATGTTATCTTTAAACCTACTTTGAGGGTCAGCTAACATTGCTAGTTGTGGTTGTTCTTCACTTCTTACTGCTTCCCAACCTTCTCTAAGTTTGGCAGATAGATTGCGAGGGTCAGCACTGTTTAAAGTTGAAACACGAATCCAGCGATAAGCATAACCTTCTTGTTTATCGGGTTCTGGCAATAATTCTGGTTGTTGCCACTGTTTTGGACGTTCTGCTAAATCGCGGGTATCTAATTCACGAGCTAGTTTGTTATTAATAGTATTTGTCATTTTTAAGCCTCCATTTTTTGTAGTTCACGAGCATATTGCTCTGCGGTCAACCCTAATTTTTTAGCTAATGCCACTTGGCTAGCTTTCAGTACAATTTTTTTAGACGCTGTACTGCGCGTAGCGGGTGCTACAACTGAGGCTGATTTTGACTCTGTGCGTCTAGTATTATTTTCATTAGACGAGTTTTGTGCATCCTGAAATTCTTCAGGAAATCGTTTGCGCATTGTTTCATCAATGCGTTGGAAGTACTCTGGGCTACCTACAAAGGAAGCACCATATGTTTTTGCAAGTCGGTTGTGTTCAATCATAGCCAACCCAGACATATCCTCATGGTTGGGGTCGCCATACCATTTATTTTTGTCTAGCCATGCCGCTGTTGTAGCGTCAATTTTTGGCTGTTGCTGATACTCTGCTACTTGTTTGTCACTTTGTACATCATTTTCGTAGTTTTGTAAAGCAGGTTTAAAATTTTGTGCTTTATCTACTTTTATATTAGCTTGCGATAATTTTTGTTGCGCTTCAAGCATAATATCCGCATCGCCTGTGTCAATAGCTTCGCGGTATTGTTTTTTTGCCATTTCTAACTCTAGTTCGGCTGCATTTTGCACAGAAGATACAAAATGTTTTTCGCCCTCGGTTAGTGTTGCTTTTAAGCGTTTATTCTCTTCTAGCACTCGTGAAGCCAAAGCTACAGCTTCTTGTTGCTCTCTAAATGCAGCTTCTTTAGCACGACGTTCATCATGCCAAACCTTTTTCATTTGAGAGATACGAGTTTTAACTTTATCTGAGTAGTCAGAAAGGTCATCTTTTTCTAACTCTTCGATTGTTTCTTTTGGTAAAGGTTGCTTGTTACGGTCTTGCGTCGGGGTATCGTCTTCTACCTCAATATCAAACTCTTCGGCTGCAACCTTATTTAATTTTTCTTCCTCTAGTTCATCTGGAAATGTAAAAATATCTTCTTCGTAAGCCATAATGTGCTCCTAATATGTTCTGCGTTTGATTCCGCGAGGGTCTTGTACTACACCTTCTACTGAATCATCGTTAATAATGCGAAACTCACGACCATGAATTACCAATCGAGTACCTGCGTTAGGGCGAACTAATACAAAATCGCCTTCTTTGCACCATGGGCCTGTTGGGAATCGTTTCTCGTCTTTGTAGCAATCAGGGCCAAACTTAACTACATATAGTACAGTAGTAAGCAACTCTTCATGTTTAATATACTCGTCAGGAAGGGCTAATCCGCTTTCAGTCTCTTTTGCTACTTCAGGTGTCGCACATAAAATGCGGTATCCTGATGGAGTTGGTACTTGTTTTGCTCGTTCTATTTCTGTTGCATCACCTACAATTGCTTTTACTTCTGCTTCTTCTTGTGCTTCTTTTCGGGCTCTTTCTGCCATTCCTGACAAATCCAACACCGAGTTAAAGTTTAGTTCACTCATCAGAGGTCTCCATATTTTTTGCAAGGTCCATTATTAACTGCTCTGCGGAAAGAAGACCTCGAATCTCCCCACATATTGCGCGATATTCTGCGTAATCTTTTGCAACTCCACTTACTAAGGAGTCGGAAATACTATTGCGCCGTTCTCTGCATTGGTATACCAATACTTCTAGCGAGTTATCCATTATTCACCTTT